CCAAATGTTCCTTTCCCGGAGCGTCTCCGAGGTTTTTTCTTTGTATTGTATCCAGAAAAAACCAGCTTGTCAAGCAGCCGGGGCGCGGCGCAGCACGCGCTTTACAGCCGCCCCTGGAGCTTCCGGCTTAAATCGGCCAGACACCATGCGATGGCCATGCCGCCCGCAATGCCCAGCGCCGCCAGAAAGGTCTGCTCCCCAAAATGCTCGGCGGCGGGCAGGTCGTTGGAGACGACGGCGTTCATGCAGTAATATAGGGTGCTGCCGGGGATGAGGGGGATGGCCGCGGTGATGAAAAACGGGGTAGAGGGGGCGTTGCGGCAACGGGCAAGCACCTCGGCGTAGAGAGCCGCGCAAAACCCGGCCAGCAGGTTGGCCAGAACCGAGAGAAGATTTCAAGACACGGTCTTGAAATGCGAGACCCGTTGCTTAGAAGAATTGTATCACTTCTGTGATTTGATCGCACGAGTGGCCGTACACAAAAAATACAGGAAAAGAGGGATGTCTATCTGAAATTAACGCGACACAACGGACGAGCCGGAACCCACGGCACCTATAACCCCAAGCACAATGACCGCAGTTTCAACCTTTCCAACAGCGAGCACATTGACCCGGAACGAGCTAAAGGCAACATCTACTGGGACTGCTTTCACGGTTCCCGTTCGGCTCTCGCTCCACAAGACCCGGACAATCTGGCGGCAACCTTCTCAGATGACGTATTCTATTTGAGAACTGTGCAACGTCTTTTCTGTACGATATCGGTGGAAATCGCATGGTCGGTATGGTATAATAAAAACAGAAGAAGCGGGAACCCTTGATTTTTCAGGGGTTCCCGCCTTTTTTGTTACTACCGTGTTAATAGTTCAGTGTTCAGCGGCCTATAATGTTCACCGGATTGAACCCTATTTGATAAGTTCCACCGTGGCCTTCAGTTCATCCAAGGTCTTGTGATTATAGACCCGGTTCCCCGTGTCTTTGGACACATGACCCATGAGAAGATCAATACACTTCCGGTTTGCCCCGGCGCTGTCCAGTTGAGTTTCAAAGGTGTGGCGGCATTCATGCGGGGTGTGGTTCATTTCAAGAGCCTTCATAATGTCCGCCCAAAAAATCCGGTATTGGGTTTGGTTGCAAACCCGCCCATTGTAGCTGATCAGCCGGGGGCCACCTTCGGCAAGACGGGCTTCAACCAAGGGCCTGATTTTGGAATGAATGGGAACCACCCGATCTTTCCCCGCCTTGGTTTTGGTTCCGCCCTTCATCGTCCCGGCCTGAAGGCTTATATCTTCCGGCTTCAAGTTCAGAAGTTCACTGATCCGCCAACCCGAATAAAGCAGGATCAGAACCGTGTCAACCCAAGGTTCTTTCTGATGTTCCCAAACCTTCTTGATTTCTTCCTTGCTGAAGGGAAGGCGGGTGGTTGGTGGGATGGGATCAGAAGTCAGCAAGTCAGAAAAACACCGGTTGATTATGTCCATTTCAAGGGCGAACCTGTCAAGATGGCCCCAAAGGTTCTTGATTGCCGCTTGGGTACTGTACCCCTTCCCGCAACCGTCAATCGTTTCTTGCATTTGGTATGACCGGATTTGCTTATAGGGTTTTTCCCATAACGCTGAACAATGCTTGAACGCTGAACACAAGGATGAACGGTTGGATTCCCCCAGCTTGGGGGCCTTTTTTTCTTTCCAAAGTTCAAACAGTTCTTTCATGGTGATCTTGGCCCGGTCAACATCCCACGGATCACGGTTGTATTCAGCCAACAGCATATTCCCGGCTTCACGGGTTTCTGTGTAGCCTACTATATCATAGATTGGATGGCCTTTGTCGTTCCAGCCAATGACCTTCTTCACAATGTACGGGCGGCGGCGATTGCCTGATAGCTTCGCAACTGTCCCATACCCATTAGGATTCCGCATTATATCACCTGTCCTTTCGTGGAAAATGGGTATAGCAAAGCCAACCCCAGTGTGATATAATGTTCAATGGAGGTTGAAACATTAACTTCAAAAGGGGTTTGTTTCGCCTGACCGCTTCCGGTGTGCCACCACCGGGGGCGGTCTTTTTTTTTATCCTGAAGGAAGTTGAAGAAGGCTGAAATCTTGTAGTAATGCGGATTTTCAGCGGGTTCCTTCAACATTCAAGATATGACAGATATTCAAATCAAATATAAGAAAAAATATATAGAAAGAGGAAAATATCAGCAATAGGGCTTCGATCTTGGATGTTGAAGGATTTTACTTTTCATCAATGATGTTGTTCAAGAATTCAGTTGCTTTGAATGGCGGATTGCTGATAGAAAGAGTGGTTTTCAACCCGTTCAAGTTCAAATCAAGGTACAGGATTGGAACCCCGCCCTTCTTCACCGTTTCTTGTTTTGCGGTGGAAGCGCCTACAATGGCCCCGGCAAGTCCAAAAGTGGCACCGCCGACAACAGCTCTTGTGATTCCACCTTTGGTTTTGGTGATCGTTTTTTCACCAACCTTTTCAATCCGGTATTCTTCCAGTTCAGAAAAGGTGAACACTATTGAATGTGGTTGCAACTTTTTCTGATTGGAAATACAGGCCATTTTGTGTTCTGTATCAATGAAAATATACCCACAACCTAAATTGGTTACTGTCATATTGGGATTAAAGACTTGCAATCGTGCATTGTTTTCATCCCAAGCCGCTTTCACCTTTGCAACGGTTGTCATTGGGGAGCCGGTACAGATGGTATTGCAAAGCCCACAAATGCCACCGTCACTGATTTGAATGGGCTTTACATGAAGTTTCAGCCCGCAACAGTCACACACATTCTTCTTTCCAAACAAACTGATCACCCCTTACTTAACATCACTTTGGAAAGCAACCGCCTTCCCCAAAATTCTGATATGATCCAGTTCTTCACCAGTAAAGCGCATGGTTTTATATTGGGGGTTTTCAGCGAAAAGCTGAAGAATTCCATTTTCCTGATCATAATAGACCCGTTTCAAGGTTGCTTCATCATCAATTAGAACGGCGGCAATTTCCCCATCATCCACCATTTCCTGTTTGTGAATGAACACTATATCCCCATCTTGAATTCTGGCCCCAATCATGCTGTCCCCTTTTGCCCTTAAACAAAAGTCGGCCTTGATATTGGCTCCGGCTTCTACATACGCTTCAAAATGTTCATCGGCAAAGATAGGCTTTCCGCAAGCGATATTTCCAAGCAACGGAAATTTCTTAACTGTGATCGGGAAAAGGTTATCAAAAAACTTTAGTTTTTCTTCATCGAATTTCTGATCAGGTTCATCCCATCCCATGATATAGGATGGGGTGGTTTCCAATGCGTCTGCAATGGCTTTGATTTTAGATTGGGTTAAATTCCGCTGATCCAGTTCAATTTTATTTATTGAAGAACGGGACTTGTACCCAAGTCTTTTTCCAAGTTCATCTTGTGATAAACCGAGTTCTTCACGGCGGTTTCGGATTCTATTTCCTATGGTAGACAAGTTGATAGCCCCCTTTCTGTTACTAATTATACGGCGCTGTTGGCGTCTTGTCAACAACTTTTTAGATTTTTCAAAAAAGATGTTGACATTCGGGCTACAAGGTGGTATTATGTGAGTGTAGACAAAACGCCTACACCAAGAATGAAAGGGGTGAATGCCTTATGACCAACACAAAGCTGTTGCGTGAGAAGATCGAGCAATCCGGTTATAAACTTCGGTTCATTGCCGAGAAGATCGGAATTACTTATCAGGGCCTTCTGAATAAGATCAATAACAGAAGCGAATTTCGGGCCAATGAGATTCAAGCCCTGTATGATCTTCTTGGCCTGACAGAAGAAGAACGAGTGGCTATTTTTTTTGCTTCATAAGTAGGCAAATAGTCTACACTTTAGAAAGGATGAACCACCATGAATGAAGTAAGCCTGAAGCCGGTGATTGCAGAACTTGAAGATTTGTTTTCAAAGTTCAACGCCCGGTTCTTCGCTGACAAGCTGGAAAAGCCCGTGATCACCGTTTCCCCGGATCATACCCGTGGGGCCTATGGATGGTGTACCGGCTGGAAGGCTTGGAAGGCTGGCGAGGATGAAGGCCACTATGAAATCAATCTGTGCGCCGAATATCTGAACCGGCCCTTTGAAGAAACCTGTGGAACCTTGCTTCACGAAATGGTTCACCTTCAAAATCTTCAGGATGGTGTTCAGGACACTTCCCGTTCTGGTCTATACCACAACAAGAAGTTCCGGGAAACCGCTGAAGCCCACGGCCTGACGGTGGAAAAAGGCGATAAGTACGGATGGCACAAAACAGCCTTGAACTCGGAAGCCCTTGAATTTGTTCAGAGCCTTGGGAAATCTGGTTTTTCCCTTGTTCGGCCAAGGATCACCGGCCTGAAGGGTTCCAGCAAGAAGAACAGTTCCCGGAAGTATGTTTGCCCCTGTTGCGGGGCCATTATCCGGGCCACTAAAGAAGTTCATGTGATCTGCGCTGATTGCGATTGCGAATTTCAGGAGGAAATCTAATGAATGTGAAACTGACCAAGCGGCAGGCTTGGGAACTGATCAGCCGAATTCACCCCCGGCTGAATATCCAGAAGGAGATCACCCCGTCTGATGTGGCAATCTTCAAGGCTTCCACCGGCCCGGAAGGGCTGGAAATTCGGTGTGAAAACGACTGGTTCAACCACAATGGCCGGATCAAGCTGACCATTGGCAATGTGGACGGCGGAACCCCCATTATCCGCTATTACCACCCCGACACCCTGAACCGGGATTATGTGGCGGAAGATGCTGAAAAGGAAGATGAAGCCAAACAAGCCCGGAAGGAATGGGTTCAGGCCCTTGGGCCGGAACTGGCCCACAAGCTGATTGATCAGTATTGGGAGGGTTGAAGATGTATGCACCTAATACCCCCCCCCAACCTGAATATTGGGTTCTATCCCTTTCAGGTGGTAAGGATTCCACCGCCCTTGGCCTTGAATGGCTGAAGCGACACCAGCAAGACCCGGTTACATATCCGTTGCATGAAGTCATTTACTGTGACACTGGAATGGAGTTCCCGGCAATGGTTGAGCATATCAACCGCCTTGAACAGATTTTCACGGAAGCCGGAATCAAGTTCACACGCCTGAAAGGTGAACAAACCTTTGAATTCTTGATGTTCGACTACCACCCCAAGCGGAGCAACCCCGCATTGAAAGATAAATCCGGTTGGAGTTGGCCGGGGCCAAAAGCCCGTTGGTGTACCAAGTTGCTGAAAACCAGAGTAATCAACAAGTATTTGGACGCTTTGCGGAACCAATACAACATGGTTCAGCTTGTGGGGCTTGCCGCTGACGAACAGGCCCGATTGAACCGGGAACATAATCAAAACCCGGAACACCGCCACCCGCTGGCGGAATGGGGTTGGACTGAAGCGGATTGCCTGAAGTATTGCTATGAAGCCGGGTTTGATTGGGGCGGCTTATATGAAATCTTTCATCGGGTTTCCTGTTGGTGTTGCCCCCTTCAGAGCCTTGATGAATTGCGGAAGTTACGAACCCATTTCCCTGATTTATGGGCAAAGTTGCTGGATATGGAACACCAGACTTGGCGAACTTTCCGGGCTGATTATTCAGTTGACCAACTGGAAATCCGCTTTGCCTTTGAAGAAGAACGGTTGGCCGCTGGCCTTCCAATCAACCGAACCCGTGAATTTATGTCAGCCCTTCGGAAACGGCTTGAAGAAGCGGGTTTCCCACAAATTACAAGCCCCAAAACTAATGATGCTTGGTTTTGGGATGATGATGAATAGGAGGTTATAAGCGTGAACACCTTTGCAGAGCGTTTGAAGTACGCAATGGAACAGGCTGATTTGAAGCAATCTGCCCTGTCTGAACTGACCGGGATTTCCAAGGCCGCAATTAGTCAGTATCTTTCCGGGAAGAACACCCCCGGCCCGGAGAGGATCAAGGCGTTGGCCGATGTTACCGGCGTGACCTTTGAATATCTGATGGGCTATGGAGCCGCCCCGGTGAAGGATGCCCCGCCCCCGGTGAAAAAGATCAGCGTAAAGGAAGCGGCCCGGTGCATGGGCAAATCTGATCAGTTTGTGCGGATCGGCCTTCAGCGTGGGCTTCTTCCCTTCGGCAATGCGGTTCCCGGCACCGGGAACAACTGGAATTACTACATTAACCCCACCAAGTTCAGGGAGTATGTGGGCGCTGAAGTGTTCAACAGCTTCTTTGGCTTGACTGCCTGACGATTGGGGGGGGAATGAGTGAAACCGGCAAAGAATGAGGTGGGCGGCGGTGTGCGGTTGCCTAAATCGTTCTATGAACGCCCCCTTACCCCGAAAGAAGCCCAATTCGCCACGGACAACATCAATATTGTTTGGTGGTACTTGGATCAACAGGGCCTTGACCGGGCGGAATGGTTTGATGTGGTTATCTTCCGGTATCTGATCAGTGTGAAACGGTGGTTTGCCGTTCCCGATATGCAGAAAAGCCGGTTTGTAACTGTGGCCTGTAATGCCATGCGGTCAGCCATTGGAAATGAGCGGCGCAAAAGGGCCAAGGAACCCCAAACTGTCAGCCTGTATGATCCTATTCCCGGAACTGAAGATTTGCTGTTTATCGACACGATAGCGGCCCCGGAAATTTTGTAAGAAGGTGAAGTAATGGAAATCAAATACAATGTTCAGGCCCCGCCCAAGGGCAGTTTTAATGGCGGTGTTAAGAGCGAGGAAGTCAAAGCCATTGAAGATTTTCTGACCAGCGGCAACGCAAAGAATATGTGTTTCGAGTATGAAACCGATCAGGGAGCCAAAAACAAGTTGGCTACCATTTCCAGCCACAAGCGCAAGTGGAACCAGACGGCGGCGAAAAAGTATGATGCCTACCGTGTGAAGAACTGTATCTATATTGTCCGGCTGACCGGAAAGAAAGGATGATGAATATGAAAACCCGTTTTGATGGGGGCTTTTGGATCGGCGCAAGCGGACAGGCTTTCAGCCCCGTGGAAATGACAACTGATCACCTGTTGAATACAGTGAAGATGTTGAAAAACCGCCCCGCCGTTGTGGTATCTATGATTGTTCGTGACATTGAAGCCGCCCCCGATTGTTGCCCCTTTGATCCCTTCGGAGTTGGTCATTTTGGAATGGTAAAACAGTCTTTGTTTAACATTACTTCCATGACCCCTGAACAGATCAGCGATTACGCATTGAACAGTACATTGGGAACGGCGCTGAAGGCTGAACTTCTTTCCCGTGGCGTAAATGTGGAAAATTACCTTTCCATGATTGAAACGCCTGAAGTTTTATGATCACGCTATTTCAGCACCAGCAAAAGGCCCTTGACCTGACGGAAGGCCACAACCGATGCGCCTATTACCTTGATATGGGCCTTGGAAAAACCTTTGTTGGTTCAGAGAAAATGAAGGAACTGAACACCCGGATCAATCTTGTGGTGTGTCAGTGTTCAAAGGTTCCTGATTGGATTGAACATTTTCAAACCTACTACACCCGGAACTGTGTCTTTGACCTGACTGATCCCAAAACCTTCAAATGGTTCATGGAACAGGTTCAGTATGAAGTTCCAACCCTGATGATTGGCGTGATCAACTATGAACTGACCTTCAGGCGGAAGATTTTGAAAACCCTTTCCGGGTTTACGCTGATGCTTGATGAAAGTTCCCTGATCCAGAATGAGAACGCCAAACGGTCAAAGTTCATTCTTGGGTTGAACCCTGAAAATGTGATTCTTCTTTCCGGCACACCCACGGGCGGCAAGTATGAAAAGCTGTGGAGCCAATGCCGCCTTTTGGGATGGAACATATCAAAGGAACTGTTTTGGAAGCAGTACATTGAAACGGAATGGGTTGAAGAAGATGGGTTCTGGCGGCAGAAAATCACCGGTTACAAAAATGTTGACCGGCTGAAAAAGAAGCTGGCTGAATATGGGGCTGTGTTTATGACCACCGCCGATGCCGGGATTGATCTTCCTGAACGGAACTTTATTCCCGTTAGAATGCCCCCGGCAAAGGAATATTGGAAGTTCTGGCGGGAACGGGTGGTGAGTATCAACACCACCACGCTTCAGGAATTTGAACTTGATTCAGATTTTTGGGGTTCCAATGAAGATTCCGAAAGGGAATTGATTGGTGATACCAGCTTAACCCGCCGTCTGTATGCCCGTCAGCTTTGCGGCCTGTATAATCCCCACCGTTACAAAGCCTTCAGGGAGTTGGTGGAAAGTACAGAAGATCGCCTGATTGTGTTCTATAACTTCACGGAAGAAATGGAGCGGATGAAGGGGATTGTAAAAGCCATGAACCGCCCTGTGTCCATTCAGTCCGGTGAAGTGAAGGATTTGGGCGCTTACAACTTCCATTCCAATTCCGTGACCTTCATTCAGTATCAGGCCGGGGCAAGAGGGGGCAACTTCCAAAAAGCCAATAAAATCATTTACTTCAGCCTTCCCGAAAGTTGGGAACTGTGGGAGCAGAGCCAAAAGCGGATTCACCGGTTGGGACAGAAACGCCCTTGCTTCTATTACTGGATGATTTGCCCCGGCACCGTTGAAGAAAGCATTTTTGTTACTTTGCAAATGAGAAAGGACTATAACGATGAACTGTTCAGAAACTACGAGGCGGGCCACCCAAAAGGCTAAACAGAACCAATGGTTCCGCAGAATGTTCACCGTGGCCCTTCTGATGGGGCTGGTGATTGGCGGACTTTTGGTGAAGTTGCCTGACTGGATCAGCCGCCCGGAGCCTACCACCACGGCGGTTTTGTATGGGGCCTATACCGGCCAAGCTGTCAAAGTTCAGAGTGATGGAACCATTGTTCAGGCCGGTGATTTTACCCCTTTGAATGTGCCGATGGATGAAAGCCTTCAGGAATACACCTATTGGATGGCGGATGCCTATGACATTGATTTTACTTTCCTGATGGGCCTGATCCGCAACGAAAGCAATTTTCAAGCGGATGTTATCAGCGCCACCAATGATTATGGGCTGATGCAGATTAACCAGAACAACCATGAATGGCTGACCAATGCTGTTGGTGTGACAGATTTCCTTGACCCTTATCAGAACATTCAAGCGGGGGTTTATATCCTGAACACTTTGTTTGAAAAATATGATGATCCCCACATGGTTCTGATGGCCTACAACATGGGGGAAGGCGGCGCTTCCAAGCTGTGGGATCAAGGTATTTATCAAAGCAAGTATTCCCAACGGGTGATTGGCTACCAAGAAACCTACATAAAGGAGTTGAACGAACATGACCAAATGTGAAAACCCGTGTCCCTTTGGCAAGTTTGATGGGTGTTGCCACTTCTGCCCGGATCGGGCCACCTGTGCTGACGCTTGCCCGGAAAAGGTGGATGAATGCGGACAGGCCATTTTCGATGAAGAAGCAGGGCTTCAGGCTTTCCAGCAATCCCAGCTTGCCACCCTGAACGCTATTGCTTCCCTGACGGCCCACAAGAAAGCCATTGAGGATCAGGAAAAGGCCATGAAAGCCGCCCTGTATGAAGCCATGATGAAGTTTGGCGTGAAGAAGTTTGAAAGTGATGTGTTGAACCTGACCTTGGTTGAACCCACTATTGAAACCCGGCTGGATTCCGCCAAGCTGAAGAAGAAATATCCCGCTATTGCGGCGGAATGTTCTAAATCCAATACCAAGGCCGGTTATGTGAAAATCACCCTGAAGGATGGTGAAAAGTGATGAAGAAAATTGTTTCGTTGTTTCTGCCATTACTTTTGGCGGTCAGCCTGTGCGCCTGTACTGAAGCAAGCCAAGTGAACCACAACATCAATCAGGCGGCAGACAATTTCAATGTGACCCGCCGCTTGGAGGTTATCAACGCCCGGACAGATACCCCGCTTTTTGAGTTGATCGGAAACTTTTCACTGTCCAACAATTCTGAAAATGAATTGGTTGTAACCGTGGAATTGGAAAATGGAACCTACAAAAAGCATTATGTGTATCTGAACGAATACACCATGTATGTTGTCGAGGATTTGAGCGGTTCCGATGTTTCCCCCTATCACTATGAAATCAATGTTTTGCCTGAACAGTTCCAAGTGTTTGAACTGATCCATGAGCCTTAAAGGATGGTGAAACCCTATGGCAAGGGATGAAGTTTGGGACGCATTGCGGGAACACGCCCGACAAAATCACAAAGACCGGGTTTCCAAGAACCCTGACCGGATCGCCTATGCTATCCAGCAGTTTGAAGCCCACGGGATTGAATACCAGTTAAAGAACCCGCAAACCGGCCATTTCCATTGCTGGCGGAAGTCTGATGATCAACTGTTTCAGTTCTATGCCGGAACCGGCAAGATTCAGGGCCTTCAAACCCGTGGCATTCACAACCTGATCAAGATTTTGGAGGGGTGAGCCGATGGACGATGAAATTAGACTGATGTACCCACCGAAAGGGAAGCGCCGTCACCAGTATTGCCGATTGGAGCGTAACGGGAAAGAAATGTGGCTTGATTTAACTGCATTGCGCCTTTGCACTTCCAATGAAAGCGCCCCAGTTTATACGCTGGATGGTGAAAAGCTGGTGTTTGACCACTTTGAACGGGCCGGGGCGCTTCACCAAGAAGGGGTGTACTAATGGCCGGTGAAAAGAACTTTGAAAACCGCTTGAAGAAGTGGTTGGAGTGTGAGGGGATTTATCCCTTGGGCCACCCGAAAGATCAAATGCCCGTTGCCCCCTGTGGGTATTGGGAAAAGCGTTGGGGCGGTGGAAGGTATGTGAAAAGCGGCCTTCCTGATATGCGGATTGTGGTGAATGGGATAGCCTTTGAAGTGGAATTGAAGGCCACCAACGGAACCCCTTCAGAACTGCAAAAGCGCAATATCCGCCAAATCAATGACAGCGGCGGAATGGCAATGGTGCTTTACCCGGAAGGGTTTGACACATTCAAAGCCATGATAAAGGGGGTGAAATCATGCCTACAAGATGTTCCCATAGCCGGGTTGAGAGTTTCAACCGTTGCCCTTTCAAATACTTCTTGCGATATGTTGAGGGATTAGACACGATCCCGAACATGGAGCCGGACAACGCCCTGATTTTGGGGACAGCCCTTCACACTGGAATTGAAGAAGACGTGGATCAGGCTTTGGAGTTCTACACCAACAGCTTTCCCATTCTGACGGATGATCACATTCACGAAATGATGAAGCTGGAAGCCCTGATTCCAAAGGCAAAGGCCCTGTTGCCACCGGGCGGAACCTTTGAACTTCCCATTGGCAATTCTGACTTCATCGGGTTCATGGATTATCTGGCCCCGGTGGATGAAGGAACCTTCGATCTGTACGACTTCAAATATTCCAGCAATTCCAAAAGCTACATGGTTTCCGGTCAGTTGCATGAATACAAGTATTTCTATGAACTGACCCACCCCGGACACCGGATCAGGAATATGCATTTTCTGTTTGTCCCCAAAGTGAAGATCAGGCAGAAGAAAACAGAAACCTTGGCCCAATTCCGGGATAGGTTGCGGGAAGCCCTGAACGGGGCTGAACCGTGGCTTGAACAGGTTCCCTTCAATCTTTACAAGGTTGTGGATTTCCTGACCGATGTAAAACACATGGTTGAAGAAACCGATTTTCAAAAGCACCCAAACCACTTTTGCGGGTGGTGTGAGTATGAAGAATATTGTCAGAAAGGATGGGATTATATGTTGCTTCCCAAAAATGAACGGCGCAATCTGAACGCCACCAAGAAGAAGGTTGTGTGGATTTACGGCGCACCCTTCAGCGGCAAGACCTTCTTTGCCAACCAGTTTCCTGATCCTCTGATGCTGAATACGGATGGCAACATCAAGTTTGTTGATGCCCCCTATATCGCAATCCGGGACACGGTGACGGTGGAAGGCCGGTTGACCAAGCGGCAGTTGGCGTGGGATGTTTTTTCCGATGCCGTGGCCGAACTGGAAAAGAAGCAAAACGACTTCAAAACCATTGTGGTTGACCTGTTGGAAGATACCTATGAGGCTTGCCGGGTGTATATCTGTGACCGGCAAGGGTGGAAACATGAAAGTGATGATTCCTTCCGGGCTTGGGATATGGTAACTTCCGAGTTCCTGAACACCATTAAACGGCTGGTGGATTTGGACTATGAAAACATCATCCTGATCAGCCATGAGGACAGAAGCCGTGACCTTACCCGCAAGAGCGGTGACAAGATCAGTTCTATCCGCCCGAACCTTCGGGAAAAGGTTGCCAATAAGGTTGCCGGTATGGTTGACCTTGTGGCCCGGATCGTGGCGGATGATAATGACCGGGTTCTTTCCTTCAAGACTTCGGAAGTGATCTTTGGCGGTGGGCGGCTGACTGTCCGCAATAAGGAAATTCCGCTGGATTATGAAGCCTTCTGTGAAGTCTACGAGGAAGCCAATCAGCGGGCCGCAGGAGCCATGAAACACGGCGGCAATACCCCGGCTACCCCTGCCCCGGAAACGGCTGACAGCGGCGAACAGCGGCCCAGCAGACGGGGCAGAAAGCCCAAAGAGGAAGAAGCTCCGGCCCCTGACCCGGAAGCCGTGGAAGATGCTGACCGGGCGGCGGCTGGTGATCCTGACATTCCGCAGGAACAGACGGAGCCGGAAACCCTTCCCAAATGCCCTGACGGGGATCGGATTTTTGCCCAGCACAACGAAAACCCGGAAATCCCCCTTTGCCCCAACATTGATGCCGGCCACCATTGCCACAAGGAAGGCGGCCCCAATGCTTGCCCCCTGTGGGATCGCCCCAAGGTGGAGGAGCCGGAACCCACCCCTATGATGGATGTGAACCCGCCCCGGCGCACCCGGAAGAAGCGTGATGCCTGATGAAGATTGATCCTTGTCCTTGTGTGGTCAGCCTGAAAGATGGTTCGGTTCACACGCTGTTTGAGTTCCGCCACTTCTTGGAACTGGTGGAGGATTACATGGGGTATGATGCCGCAAAGTGGTTGAGAACCCATGTAGAACAGGCGGAAAAGGCCGCTGATTATACTCAAGCCAAGGTTGACACCGACTTGACCGCTTATGAAAGCGACTTGGAGAGCAACCGCAGAGCCTTTCAGGATATTCAGACGGAAGCCGCCGCAATTACCCAAGTTCTTCAAGGGAAGCGGGTTGATCGTCAAAAAATCGCCCATTCCGTGAGGGAAATAGGAAAAATTATTTCCAATCAGATTTAGGAGGTAAAGACCATGTGTGATTCCCTGAAGCAGTTCAAAGAGGAAATGGAAAAGCGGGGCCTTTTCCGCAAGATCACCGTTGCCGCAAACCTGATCCCCCCCCCGCCCGGTATTGAGCCGGAAGCCCTGATTGCCATTCACAAGCTGGCCGCAAAAGAAGCCCTGATTATGTATGCCCGGAAGCATGATGATTTCAGTGACCTTCTGGCGGAAGCGGCTATGGAAAATCTGTTTGACACCATTCTGACAGATGATCTTTTCAAGCCGGTGGAAGGGTTCACCCCTACGGACGAGGAACGGGCCAAAATGGAGGAAGCAGAAAAAACCGCCAAAGCCCTTTCTGGCCTGTTCAATATTCTGAAGCGTTTCTAAAAATTACATTTTGGAGGTAAAAAACTATGGGTATTGATTTTGACAAGATTGATCGTTCTGTTGATCTGAAGGGCCTTCAGGCCGATGTGGAGGAAGCCAAGAAGAACGGCGGCGGGGATTTTCCCACCATTCCCGCTGGCAAATATGAAGTGAAGGTGGAAACCTTGGAAATCAAGGGAACCAAGGCCGATCCCAACCGCCCCATGCTGGCCGTGTCCTTCAAGATTCTGTCTGGCGAGTATAAGAACCAGCGGATTTTTATGAACCGGGTTCTGTACGGCACCAAGAACGACAAGAACATGATTGCTTCCGCTATGGGCTTCCTTGATAAGCTGGATTCCGGGGTTCCTGTCAGCTTTACCAGTTACAAGCAGTTTGCCCAGCTTGTCCTTGACATTGCGGAAGCCATTGATGGGAAGCTGGAATATGCGGTGGATTATGATGATACCCGCTTCAATTCCGTGTCCATTGATGAAGTTTTTGAAGTTGAGGATTGAAAACCAGCGCAAAATTTTTTACAATGAATGTAGGCAAAAAGTCTACAATCAAAGTGAAAAGTTTGAACCTTAACTTTCAAAAATGCCGGGGCGCTTGCCCCGGTTGGCCCCAAGGTGAAGCCTTCCCGTGGCGGGGCTGTTTTCACTGATTCACCAAGAACCTTCAGAAAGTGGGTGACACGATGATCTTCTATGATTTTGAGGTTTTCGCTTATGATTGGCTGGTTGTTCTGATTGATCTGAATGCCAAGAAGGAAACTGTGATCATCAACGACCCTGACCAACTTAACCGCTTCTATGAAAAGCACAAGGGGCAGATATGGGCCGGATATAATAGCCGGAATTATGATCAGTACATTTTGAAAGGTATCTTGTGCGGGTTCAATCCCAAACAGGTGAATGACTGGATCATTTTACAGGATAAACCCGGCTACCGTTTTTCAAGCCTGTTCAAGAATTTCCCGGTGATCAACTATGATGTGATGCCCAACCCGCCTATCAGTTTGAAGGCGCTGGAAGCCTTCATGGGGCATTCAATCAAGGAAACCACGGTTCCTTTCGATATTGACCGCCCTTTGACGGAAGAAGAACTGGCCGAAACCGTCAAATATTGCCGTCACGATGTAGAAGAAACTGTGGAAGTGTGGTTACGGCGCAAGGCTGATGAATTCGATGCCCAAATGTCACTTGTGAAAACCTTCAACCTTCCCATTTCCGATATTGGCCGAACCAAAGCCCAGCTTTCGGCCAAAATCCTTGGAGCCATTCAACGGGATCACAATGATGAATTTGAAATCGAATTTCCTGACACCTTACGGATTGAACGCTATACAGAGGTTTTGAACTGGTATAAAAATCCGCTGAACCGGGACTATTCCAAATCCCTTGAAATTGATGTGGCCGGTGTTCCCCATGTATTCGCTTGGGGTGGGCTTCACGGAGCCATTCCCAAGTATTTTGGGGAAGGGTGGTATATCAATGTTGATGTGGCGTCCTATTACCCTTCCTTGATGTTGCGGTATGGGTGGATCAGCCGGAATGTTGCAGACCCGGCCAAGTATGATGAAATCTACCACACCCGCCTGAAGCTGAAGGCGGAAAAGAACCCTATGCAACAGCCTTATAAAATTGTTCTGAACAGCACCTATGGAGCTATGAAAGATCGCCACAATGCCATGTATGATCCCCGGCAAGCAAACAATGTGTGTGTTGGCGGTCAGCTTCTTTTGCTTGACCTGATAGAACGGTTGGAAGATCACTGTGACATTATCCAAAGCAACACCGATGGTATCTTGATCAAATTGCGGCGCTATGAAGATTTTGATTTGATTGATGATATTTGTTGGGAATGGGAAGAAAGAACCGGGATGCGGCTGGAATTTGATGAATTCCAAAAGGTTTTTCAGAAAGATGTGAACAACTATCTGATTGTTCCTGCTGGCCCGTTGCTGGATGAAAAGGGGAAGCCCCGCTGGAAATGCAAGGGGGCCTATGTAAAGAAACTGTCTGATCTTGATTATGATTTGCCCATTGTCAACCAAGCCATTATTTCTTTCTTCCTGTATGGTACCAAGCCGGAAGAAACCATTGGAAACTGCAATTCCCTTCGGGATTTTCAGAAGGTGGTGAAGGTTTCCAGCAAATACAAATATGCGCTTTATTCCCCGGTGATCACGATGGAGAAAATCAGGGATGAAAAAGGCCGTTCAAAGACTGTGAAAAGGTTCAGGGGCGGTGAAGTTCAGACAGATAAAACCTTCCGGGTGTTTGCGTCCAAGGATCATTCCAAAGGGGGCTTGTTCAAGGTTTCCGGGAAGGTGGTCAAAGGACGGCAGAAGAACCCGGAACAGTTCGCCAATACCCCGGAACATTGCTTCTTTATCAATGACGATGTGACCGGCCTTCCTATTCCTGACGAACTGGACAAGCAATATTACATTGATACGGCTTGGAGCCGTTTAGCCGATTTTGGAGTTGACAAAGAAGGGGGGGGGATTTGAGCAATGCAACTGTTCCGGGGCTATGTTCCAACCAAAGACAAACAATGCCTTGAACGGTTCAAAGGGCGGAAACGGTTGAACCGCCTTGAAGATGTTCAAGACCTTGACGAATACGCCGGAATTCTTGGGGAAGAAACCATTTTGATTGATGTGGACGATGGGGAAACCAGTGATCTTCTGTTCCAAATCGTCAAAGACCTTTCTTTGAAATGCCGGGTGTATAAGACCACACGGGGAAAACACTTCTTGTTCCGTAACCCGGAAGGGCTGGTGGAAAAAAGCTGGACAAAACAGACCTTGGCCCTTGGGATTGTGTCAGATGCCAAGGTGGGCAGGAATAACAGCTATTCGGTTTTGAAGTTCCAAGGTGTTGAACGGCCCATTCTGTACGATTGGCCGGAAGATGAAATTCAAGACCTTCCCAAATGGTTGACCCCTGTAAAAACCAGCATGAAGTTCTTGGATATGAGAGCCGGGGACGGGCGAAATCAAGCCTTGTTCAACTATATTCTGACCCTTCAAAGCGAGGATTTCACCAAGGAAGAAGCCCGTGAAACTATCCGGCTGATCAATCGTTATGTGCTGGATGAACCCCTTTCAGATAGGGAACTTGAAACAATTCTTCGGGATGAAGCCTTCAAAAAGCCCATTTTCTTCAAAGATAAAACCTTCCTGTTTGATAAGTTTGCGGTGTACCTGAAGAACAACAACCATATTGTGAAGATCAATAACCAGCTTCACATTTACCGGGATGGTATCTATGTTCCCGGTGCTATGGAAATTGAAGCCCAAATGATCAAGCATATCCCGAACCTGAAGCGGGCGCACCGGTCAGAAGTTTTGGCCTATTTGGAAGTTATGTTTCAAACCGAGGGTGAAACCAAGGCCACCAACCCGAACATCATTGCTTTCAGCAATGGCCTGTTTAATATCCGGGATGGTTCCTTTACCGACTTCACCCCGGAAATCGTGATCACCAATAAGATTCCGTGGCCCTATAACCCCGCCGCCTATTCTGAATTACTGGATCACACCCTTGACCGGCTGGCCTGTAATGATTCTGAAGTTCGGGCCTTGCTGGAAGAAATGGTGGGGTATTGCCTTTACCGGCGCAATGAACTTGGTAAAGCCTTCATTCTGATTGGCGATAAGAGCAATGGCAAATCTACCTTCCTTCATGTGGTCAAAAATATGTTGGGGGATCGCAATATTGCTTCCCTTGACCTGAAAGAACTTGGGGACAGGTTCAAAACCGCTGAACTGTTCGGGAAGCTGGCGAACATCGGTGATGATATTGGGGATGAATTCATTGCCAATGCGTCAGTGTTCAAAAAGCTGGTTACAGGGGATCGGGTGAATGTGGAGCGCAAAGGACAAGACCCCTTCGAGTTCAACAACTATGCCAAGTTCCTGTTCAGCGCCAACAACATTCCCCGCATGAAGGATAAAACCGGAGCCGTTCAAAGGCGGTTGGTGATTGTCCCCTTCGATGCCAAGTTCACCCCGGCTGATCCCGATTTCCGGCCCTTCATCAAGGATGAACTTTGTGAACAGGAACCAATGGAATACCTGATCCTTTTGGGCCTGAAGGCATTGCGTCGGGTTCTGATGAATGCCCAATTCACCACTTCTACCAGAGTTCAGGGGCAGTTGGACGAATACGAACAGAACAACAACCCCATTATTGGTTTCATTAAAGAAGTTGGCCTTGAAGGGATTGAAAATGAACCCACAAAGACAGTTTACCGAAAATACAAAGAATACTGCATTTCCAATAACTTTCAGGCGCTTTCCAATATCGAATTTTCACGGCAAATCACCAAACGCTGTGGATTCATTATCGTTGATAAGTGGATCAGCCGCCTTGGAAAATGCCGGGTGTTTGTGTCTGGAAAGGAAGGTGATTCATAATGGCCGGTTCCAAAAAAGTATTCACCACTCTTGGAAGTTCCAACCATGCGCTTGAAAATCGGGAAGCCTTTGACTACTACGCCACTGATCCAAAAGCCGTGGAAATGCTGTTGGAGCTGGAACAGTTTGCCCCGGTGATTTGGGAACCGGCTTGTGGTGAAGGCCACATTTCCAAGGTTCTTCAGGCCCACGGCTATGAAGTGATCAGCACTGATCTTGTTTACCGGGGGTTTGGTGATCCTGAACCGCTGGATTTCCTGACAGAAACATTGGATGGGTTTGAAGGCGATATTATCACAAATCCCCCATATTCAGCGGGGCTTGAATTTGTTCAAAGGGCGCTTGAAAGCGTCCGCCCCGGTGGAAAAGTGGCAATGTTCCTGAAGGTTCAGTTCTTGGAGGGGCAAAAGCGGGGAGCCTTTTTCAAAGATACCCCCCCCCGAACTGTCTACATATCCCGTTCAAGGATTTCTTGTGCCAAGAATGGGGACTTTGAACGGTTCCCGGATTCGGCCATTGCCTATGCGTGGTATGTATGGGAAAAAGGTTTTACCGGTGATCCGGTTATAAAGTGGTTCAACTGAAAGGATGGTTGTATGGAAATCAAAGACAGCGGGGATCGCACCCAATTCAATACCGGGGCGGTTCGTGATATGCACACGGGCAAAGGCCGTATGGATTTGTTGCCGTGGGAAGCCTTGGGGGAAGTTTCCAAGCATTGTGAAGAAGGGGCGCTGAAATACGGGGAACGCAACTGTGAAAAAGGCATTCCCATTCATAGCCTGATTGATTCGGCCTTCAGGCACCTTGCCAAGTACATGATGGGCATGAAGGATGAACCCCACCTTCGGGCGGCGGCTTGGAATATCCTGTTTGCCCTTTACATGGAGATCAAACACCCTGAACTTCAGGACATACCAAGCAGATTGGAGGATGAACAGAAATGAAGATTATCAGCCCTGATGTGGAGTTTATCACCCCGGTTGACGGGGCCGCAATTCTGAAGCGCCTTGAACAGTGTGGGCGGGTTTGCTATAAGTCTGAAGCCAAGATCACCAACACCAGCGCCCCGGAATTCGTGGCCGGTATCATCAAGCGGGGCCATGAAGCTGTTCTGGAACACTGTTCCTTCACGGTGAAGTTCATTTGTGATCGTGGGGTTTCCCATGAAATTGTTCGGCACCGGGTAGCTTCCTATTGTCAGGAAAGCACCCGCTATTGCAACTATTCCAAAGGGGACTTTGGTTCTGAAATCACGGTGATCATGCCTTGCTTCCTTGATAAAGACAGTACGGCTTACCGCCACTGGTTTTGGGCTTGTTCCCAAGCAGAAGAAGCCTATTTTAATATGCTGGACTTCGGCTGTTCCCCGCAGGAAGCCCGGTCAGTTCTTCCAAACAGTCTGAAAACTGAAGTGGTTATGACCGCCAACATTCGGGAATGGCGGCACTTTCTGAAGTTGCGCTGTTCCCCCGCCGCACACCCGCAAATGCGGGAAGTGGCCCTGATCCTGTTGGAGAAGGTTCACGCCCTGATTCCGGTTTGCTTTGATGATATATGGAGTGAATACCATGTTCTTTAAGAAAGCTGGCGGCAGTATCTTTGGCGTGTCGCTGAATAAAGCTGAACAAAAGGCTTTAGATCAAGAAATCAAGCGGCAGATTGTTGAAAACGATCACCGCTTTGATATGGACAAAGAAAGCATGATCCTGTGGATGCTTCACACTGAATTTGGCTTTGGCCCTAAGCGTTTGAAACGGGCTTGGGAACACTTTTACAGTGAAAGTCAGAAGTTGCGGGAATATTACCTTCTGGATGAAGGGGATGAACCGTGGATTGCCCGCCAAAAGCTGAAGGAAATTGGCTGTGATGTGGAAGCATGGTATCAGGAATGGAGGGAAACCAATGCCCAAACCTTGGCAAAATAGTGAAGGCTATCCCGATCCCACCGCCTATGAGGGGTTGAAGCCTATCATTCGGGAAGATGAAGAACAGCAACGGCGGCTGAACAACCTGATCTTTGTTCTGAAGTACATAATCCGCTTGGCGGGGTTTGAACTGCTGAACCGGATTGAACTGAAGGACAAGCGGAACGGGAGGGAATACCGGTGAAAATCAAAGTCAGGATCACTGGTACTATTGATGTGCCTGATTCGTGGGGCAAAAACGCCCCTGATGTTGCTGATTATCGTTACAATGAACAGCTTACCTTGGAAGATACCTTGGATGAACTGATGGAAAAATTGAAAAAATATCCTGAAGATGTAGAAGTTTGGGGAGATGATTGCAATGGGAACAGATGGTGATACCAAAACCGGAACCCTGTATGTCAACGGGGAACCGATTGCTGAAGTTAAGGTGATTGAACTTCCTTTTGAAGCGGAGCCGTTAAACATTCCCCCGATCCCGAAAGATTCTTCTATTACTTTCATTGGGCGGTTCCCCAAGAAGCTGTTGTGGAAGTTGCGGTGGTGGTGTTTCAAAGCCCTTGTGATGGAGCGGGCCACACAAATCCTTCAGAAGTTGGGGTTGTGGCGGTGATATTGAAGCAATGTTGAAGGGGCTAAAACCCTTGTAAATACTGGACTTTTGGAAAAATCCTTCAACATTCAAGATGATGCAGATACTTAAAAGATATAAATAAAAAAAATATATAGTAAGAAAAAGATTATTTATATTGAAGAATGCGGTTTTGATCTTGAATGTTGAAGGAAAATCCGAAAAGCCTTGCGCCAAGCGGGTTTAGATACCTTCAACATGATTGTGAAAGGATGTGTGCTACATAGTGACTGATAAGGAACTTTCCCAGCGGGCCAAAGAATATTTTGCCCAAATTCGGAAAACTGATCGCTTGATCCAGCGGTTGACAGATACAGTGAATACCCTTCGATCCGGATTGACAAGCCAAAGTTATGAGCTGAAGCCGGACAAGGTTCAGACTTCCGGGCCAAAAGACACTTTAGGGGAAACGATTGTAAAAATCATGTCCCTTGAAGAAGATATTAACACCCGGATTGATGAACTTGTGACCATAAAGAAGGAAGCCTTCAGCATGATCAGCAAGATTCCCGATCTTGACCAGCAAAATGTTCTGATAGGCCGCTATATCCAACTGAAAAAATGGGAAGATTTAGCCGCCGAATTTGACTACACCACCCAATGGCTTTTTGAAATTCACGGGAAGGCTTTACTTTCTTTCGCCACGGCCAATGCTGACTTTTTCCAAAGAACCGAGTAAAGTTTAGTTGCACCTGTTGAAAGTTTAGTATTTTTTCGGCTATTATATAGAGTGAAAAAGCGTCCGAGGGGGAACCTTCGGCGCTTTTCTTTTTGTTTGAGGAAAGGGGGAATACCTGTGAACACCAGACAACGGAAGTTTTGTGATGAATACTTGATCAGCGGCAATGCGACTGATGCGGCAATCAAGGCCGGGTATTCACCCAAGACCGCAAAAAGCATAGGTCAACGATTGCTGACCTTTGTTGACCTGAAACAGTACATTGAAACTGAACTTGAAAAACTTCATTCCGCCAAGATCGCTGATGCCCAAGAAGTTCTTGAATACCTGACCGCTGTAATGCGGGGCCAACACACCGAACAGGTGTTGAAGCTGGTGGGTGATGGCATTCAGACCGTGACGGATATTGATGTTTCCGCCAAGGAACGGATCAAGGCCGCTGAATTGATTGGCAAGCGTTATGCCCTGTTCAGTGACAAGATGGACTTGGGCGGCGCTGTTCCCGTGGTTATCATGGGGGATGATCAACTTGAAGATTAACCCCAAGGCCAAGGTGATCCGCCTTCCTGAAGTGGTGGGCAAAGGCTACGCCACTTTTTGGAACTTCAAAGGCCGTTACCGAGTTTGCAAGGGTTCCCGTGCTTCAAAGAAATCCAAAACCACGGCCCTGAACATCATCAAACGGATGATGCAATACCCGGAAGCCAATACCCTTGTGGTTCGCAAAGTGTTCAGAACCTTGAAGGATAGCTGTTTCACGGAATTGAAGTGGGCAATCAACAGGCTTGGGGTTCAGGCTTATTGGGAAGTCAAGGAAAGCCCCCTTGAAATGACCTATATTCCAACCGGTCAGAAGATTTACTTCCGGGGCCTTGATGATCCCTTGAAGGTGACTTCTATCACGGTTGAAATTGGGTATTTGTGTTGGTGCTGGATTGAAGAAGCCTATGAAATCACCAATGAAGATGATTTCAATATGCTGGATGAAAGCATTCGTGGTGCTATCCCGGAAGAAACCGGCCTGTTCAAGCAAATCACCCTGACCTTCAACCCGTGGAATGAAAAACACTGGATCAGGAAGCGGTTTTTCGGGGAAATCACCGGCAAGGACGGCCAAGGGAACCCCACATATCAGTTCCATGATAGCTGGATTTCCCCTGATGGTCAGATTTACGCCACAACCACCAATTACCTGTGTAATGAATGGCTGGATGAAGCCGATCTGAAGGTTTTTGAAACCATGAAGCAGAACAACCCCCGGCGCTATAAAGTGGCCGGTTTGGGTGGTTGGGGCATTGTGGATGGCCTGATTTATGAGAACTGGACAGAAGAAGCCTTCAACCCCCAAGAGATCAGCGCCAAGGCCGGTGTAAAATCGGCTTTTGGGCTGGACTTCGGTTATACCAATGACCCCACGGCCCTGTTCTGTGGGCTGGTGAGTACGGCGGAAAAGACCATTTGGGTTTTTGATGAACTGTATGAAAAGGCCCTAACCAACCGGGCAATCTGTGACCGGATCATGGTTATGGGGTATGCCAAAGAGCGGATCAAGGCCGATTGTGCAGAGCCGAAAAGCATTGATGAATTGCGGGAAGCTGGCCTTCATCGTATCAGAGCCGCCCGGAAGGGCAAGGACAGTGTAAACAATGGCATTCAGTACATTCAGGATTATTTGATCATCGTTCATCCCCGGTGTGTGAACTTCCTGACCGAAATCAGCAATTACACATGGGCTGAAGATAAGTTTGGGGCCAAGATCAACACCCCCATTGATGATTTCAACCACCTGATGGACGCTATGCGGTATGCCCTTGAAGATATGCTGGTTGGCCCCGCTTTCAGCTTTGAGTAACACGGTAGTAACAACAGGCCCCGGAAATCAAGCGTTTCCGGGGTTCTGTGTTTATTGAGCAATGAAGGGAGCGGCCCAATGTTTGAACAGCAATACATTCTGAACAAGATTGAACAATGGGCGGAACGGCTTCCTTACCAGTCTTTGAAGATTGAAGTGGAACTTTCAAACCAAACCCTGACATTGGAGAAAACCAGACAACGCCCGATCGGATTTCAAGCCCCCCCCCACGGAAGGAAGGTGATTGAATATGCCCATGCTTGTTGAAACTGAAATGGCCCGGATCAATCGCCTGATTGTGATGGGCGGATATACCGGAATGACTGAACTTCAGTTTTTCGCCGCTGAAATTGATGAATGGAAGCGGAGCCGGAAACGGAAGGAACAGATTATCGGGGATGCCTATTATGAAGGCTACCATGATATTCTTCAGCGGAAGCGCACCATTATTGGTGAGGATGGCAAACTTCAGGAAGTTGATAACCTTCCAAATAACAGGCTGATTGACAACCAATTTGCCCTGATGGTGGATCAGAAAACCAACTACCTTGTGGGCAAGCCCTTCACCGTGACCTGTAAAAACAAAACCTATGCCGATTTACTGACCAAGGTTTTTGATAAGCGGTTCAACCGCCTTCTGAAGTATGTCTGTGAAGATGCCCTGAAAGGCGGGATCGGCTGGTTGTTCCCCTACTATGGGGATGATGGGAAACTTGCCTTTAAGCATTTTCCCGCCCAAGAAATTCTTCCTTTTTGGGCTGACGATGATCACACAATCCTTGATTGTGCAATCCGGCTTTACCCCCAAGAGGTTTGGAACGGGCTTACCAAGGAAATTGTGGAGCGGGTGGAAATCTTCAAGCATGATGGCATTTGGCGTTATGTGTACGATGGAACCACCCTGACCCCGGATGAACAGTTGGGGGAGCATGAAAACTACTTCAGCATTGATGATGGGGAAGAAACTGTTGAATTGAATTGGGAGCGGATTCCCCTGATCCCGTTCAAGTACAACAAGCAGGAAATCCCCCTGATTCGCCGGGTGAAAACCCTTCAGGATGGCATTAACACCATGCTTTCCGACTTTGAAAACAATATGCAAGAGGACGCACGGAACACCATTCTGATTCTGAAGAACTATGATGGTGAAAACCTTGGGGAGTTCCGGCGCAACCTTGCCACTTATGGAGCCGTCAAAGTTCGGGATGATGGCGGGGTTGAAACCCTGACCGTTGAAATCAATTCGGAAAACTTCAATTCTATTCTGAAGTTGTTCAAAGATAAGCTGATTGAAAATGCCCGTGGGTATAATGCCAAGGATGATCGGATGGGGAACAACCCCAACCAAATGAACATCCAATCCATGTATTCTGACATTGACCTTGACGCAAACGGGATGGAAACCGAGTTTCAGGCGGCTTTTGATGATCTGATCTGGTTTGTCAATCAGGATTTTGCCAACACTGGCCGGGGCGATTATGACGGTGAAGAAGTCACCATTGTTTTCAACCGGGATATGCTGATCAATGAAAGTGAAGCCATTGAAAACTGTTCCAAGTCCGTTGGCATTTTGTCCAATGAAACCATTGTGGCCCAGCACCCTTGGACAACTGATGTGGATTTGGAGTTGGAACGGCTTCAGAAAGAAAAGGAAGAAGCAATGGCCCAAGCGCAGGAATACGCCGGGGCTTTTGGCAATGTTCAAAAGGATGATCCTGATGGGAATGAAGGCGGGGATGAATAATCCCCGCCTTACCTATGCCGGGGCAATAATGGGGCGGGGCCGGGGTTCACCTCCTTACCCGGTCAAAGGTGCAATTCCTTTCCCCGGCACTTTATATGGACAGATACCCAAGTGGTAAAGGGGCCGGTTTGCTAAACCGGTAGGCCGGGAAACCGGTGCATGGGTTCAAACCCCATTCTGTCCGCCACATGGCGCATTCGGCAAGAGGTTAAGCCACCGGGCTTTCAATCCGGGATCGGTGGGTTCGATTCCCCCATGCGTCACCATTTGCCGGGTTGGTGGAATTGGCAGACACACCGGATTCAAAATCCGCCGCCTTTTGGCGTATGGGTTCAAATCCCATACCCGGCACCAATATTGGGGTATAGCCAAGCGGTAAGGCAAGGGGCTTTGACCCCCTGATGCGTTGGTTCGATCCCAACTACCCCAGCCATATCAAGAAGGGAGCGTGACCCCGTGAAGAATGCTGACTATTGGCGGGGCCGGTTTGCCATTCTTGAAAATTCGGCCCACAAACAAGCGGATGAATACCTTCAGACCCTTGAAGATATTTACCGGGAAGCTGAACAATCTGTTCAACGGGATATTGAAAGCTGGTATCAGCGTTTTGCCACCAATAACAAGGTGACTTTGGCTGAAGCCCGAAAGATGTTGACCACCGGACAGCTTGAAGAATTCAAGTGGACGGCTGAACAGTATGTGAAAGCCGCACAAAGGGCCAACCTTTCAGAAGATTGGATCAAGAAGCTGGAAAACGCTTCAACCCGTTTCCATGTCAGCCGCCTTGAAGCAATCCAACTGCAAATTCAACAGGAAATGGAACTTCTGTTTGGAAATCAGGTGGATGGAATTGATGATCTTCTGAAAGATGTGGTTTCCAATGGGTACACCCGTGGAGCCTTCGAGGTTCAAAAAGGCATTGGCCTTGGGTGGGATTTCACCGCCCTGAACCAAAAGAAACTTGAAACTTTACTTTCAAAGCCTTGGACAACTGACGGGCGCACTTTTCGGGATCGCTGTTGGACGAACAAGGCGGATTTGGTGGACACCGTAAACAAGGAACTGATTCAGGGAATGTTGCGGGGTGATCCACCGGCCAAGATTATCACGGCCATTCAAAAACAGTTCGGAACTTCCCGCTATAAGGCAAGGCGCTTGGTTCATACGGAAACCAGCTATTTCAACGCCACTTCCAAAGTTCAGATGTATAAAGATTTGGGGGTGGATCAGATTGAAATTGTGGAAACGCTGGATTCCCGTACCTGTGCCGTGTGTCAACCCCTTGATGGGACGGTGGTTCCCCTTTCCCAATATGAACCGGGGGTGACAGTTCCGCCCTTCCACCCAAATTGCCGGGGAACCACTTGCCCCCATTATGAGGATATGGACGGTGAAAGAGCCGCCCGCACCGCTGATGGGAAAGTGTACTATGTCCCGGCCAACATGACCTTCAGCCAATGGAAGAAGGCTTTTGTGGATGGCGTGAAGGACGGTTTGACGGTTGCCACCGCAGGCGCTATAATGAAGAAAACCGTGGACGATTGCACCACTGTTGATGAAGTGGAAGCCTTGATGAAGGAACAAGGGTGGTTTTATCAAACTACCCTTCCCAATGGGAAACCTTTTGACGGAAACCAGCTTCTTTCTTTGCAAGGCTGTGATCTTGAAACCGCCAAAGCTATTTTCAAAGCCCATGAAAATGTGTTCAACCGCCTTCCTGAATTGCGGGGCCAACTGAATTCTATCAATGCTATGAAATTGCAAGCTGGCACCTATGCCCAATGTTCTTATGGGTTGGGCCGTGGTGGAATTTCCGTGAACACTTCCTATTTTTCCGATGTGGAGAGGTTGACCAAACTTTACGCAAGGGATTTGGAACATGGATTCCACCCAGCAGGAACCACCTTCGGTTCCATTGTCACCCACGAATTGGGCCATGCTGTGGATGATTACCTTTCTGTGATCCAGCAGTTGGCCGGATTGAATGGATGGCGGCCCAAGAAGGTTTCCGCTTATCTTCGCCCCAAAGTTATGAAGGCTTGTGGGTTGAAGGTTTCCGACACCAAAACGGCGGTGAGCGGTTACGCCACCCAAGATGCCCAAGAATGGTTTGCTGAATGCTTCTGTGAATGGATGGACAGCGAAAGCCCCCGCCCGGTTGCTGAAGAATTCGGCAAACAGCTTTTGGATTTGATGAAGGGGATGAAAACCAATGCCGATGCCTGATTTTTTCACAAGTGAATGGTTTGTGCCGGAAGTTGATAACTGGCACCTGAAGGAAGGCGCACCCCCTGAAGTGGTGGAAGAATTTGAAGCCTACATGAAGCGCCTGAAAGAGAACGAACAAAACAATATTGTTGAATGAGCCACCCCCGGCTTTGGCCGGTGGGTGGTTTTTTCATACCCTTTCGCCGTTTCCCCGGTGGTGGGCGGTAAACAGAACCGGGGGAAATCGTGGTTCCTGACCCACGGTAAAAAAGGATTTTATGGAGGTATCACACTATGACGAAAGAAAAGCTGATGGAATGGGGCTTGACCGAGGAACAGGCTAACAAGGTTATGGAAGGGCTGAACGGTTCTTTTGTGACCAAGGCCCGCTTCAATGAAGTGAACGAGGAAAACAAAGCCCTGAAAGCCCAAGTTTCTGAACGGGATGGGCAGATTGACACCCTGAAGAAATCCGCTGGTGATAACACGGAACTTCAGAACCAAATCACCGCCCTTCAGGAAGCCAACAAGCAGAAAGACAAAGACCACGCCAATGAAATCAAAGCCCTGAAGATCGGCAATGCCGTTGATTTGGCCCTTTCCACCGCCAAGGCCAAGAACCATATTGCGGTGAAGGCGCTGTTGGCCGATTTCCTGACCAAAGCGGAATTGGCCGATGATGGCACGGTGAAAGGGCTTGATGATGAAATTGGGAAGCTGGTAAAGGGTGAGGACACCGCTTTTCTTTTCGACAACACCGGCAAGGCCAAATTCAAGGGGGCCAAGGCCGCTGAAAAGAGTGATCCCCACAATCAGCCCACCGGGGATGATCTTTCCAAAATGTCCTATGACGAACTTTGCAAGTATTTGGAGGACAACCCGGACACCACTTTGGAATAATCCACCCCTTGATCTACACAAAGAAAGGAAGTTTGAACGATGGCTAACAGCAAGTTTGATGCAAAGTCTTTCAACCCTGAAGCCTTCAAGTATATGGTTGGCCGTATTCCCAACCTGACCTTGAACGCTTTGAAGAAATCCCGTGCGCTGGCCGGGAACCCCGATATTCGGGCGGTGTTCACCAGTCAGAACGGCACCGCTTACGCCCGTCTTGCCATGCGTGGCCTGTTGGATGGGGATGCGGTGAACTATGATGGTGAAACCGATATTACCGCCACTTCCACCAAGACCTTTGAACAGGGTATGGTGGTGATCGGTAGGGCCAAGGCGTGGACTGAAAAGGATTTCAGCTATGACATTACCGGTGGGGTTGACTTCATGGGTAATGTTTCCGCCCAAGTTGCCGAGTACAAGGACACCTTGGATCAGAAAACCATTCTGTCCATGCTGAAGGGTGTTTTTGCTATGCCCACCACGGACACCAAGAACAAGGAATTTGTGGAGAAGCATAGCACCACCATTTATGGCAAGATGGATGCCACCACCCTGAATTCCGCTGTGAACAAGGCTTGCGGAGCCAACAAGCAGAAGTTCACCCTTGCCTTCATGCACTCTGATGTTGCCACCAACCTTGAGAACATGAAGCTGTTGGAGTTTATGAAGCAGACGGACGGGGACGGTATTCAGAAGGATTTGACCCTTGCCACTTGGAATGGCCGCACCGTGGTTGTGGATGATGACCTTCCCGCCGTCACCGGTTATGCTGATGCCGATGCCGACACCCCCGGCGCTTTGAAGATCGTTGCTTCTGGCGGTGACAATACCACCACCATTGCCCTTGCAAGCGCCACCCCCTACTTCGGCACCCGCACCCTTGCCGCTGATATGTATGTGGTTCCCGCTACGCAGTACACCACCTATATCATGGGCAACGGCGCTATTTCCTATGAGGATATTGGGGCCAAGGTTCCCTATGAAATGGCCCGTGACCCCAAGACCAATGGCGGTGTTGATACCCTGTATATGCGTCAGCGCAAGGTGTTCAGCCCCTTTGGTATCAGCTATGAGAAGAAAAGCCAAGCCAAGCTGTCCCCCACTGATGCCGAGTTGGAAAACGGGCAGAACTGGACGCTGGTTCATAGCGGCGAAACCACCGCTTCCCAGCGCACCTATATCAACCACAAGGCGATTCCCATTGCCCGGATTCAGTCTTTGGGCTGATGGAATGGCGGTGATCCCCGTTGCGTGAAGATGTTGTGGCAATGCTGACGGCCCTTGGCGTAACGGGGGCCGCTACTGATCCGCTGTTGGATATGGTGATTACCAATGTCCAATGGCGGATCAAAAATTTAACCAACCTTCGGGAAGTTCCTGAAGGGCTGGAAAGTATGGCCGTATTTATGGCCGTGGGTGAATACCTGAACATGAAGAAGGCCAACGGGCAGTTGGAAGGGTTTGATCTTGAAGCGGCGGTAAAACAAATTCAGGAAGGTGACACCAATATTTCTTTTGCGGTGGGTGACGGCAATTCCACCCCGGAACAGCGGTTGGATAGCCTGATCAACTTCCTGATCAATGGCCGGATGGATGAAATTTACCGTTACAGGCGGTTGGTATGGTAAGCGCCCAAAGGAAAGCCCTTGAACGGCTGTGGAAGGATCGCTGTTCCGTTTTCGTGAAAAAGAAAGTCACCGATCCAACCACAAAGCTGACTGATTTTGTGGAAACGCCGCTTCTTCAAGATCAGCCCTGTAAACTGTCTTTTGAAACTTTAACTTCAAGTTCTGGTGATCCCGTAGCCGCAATCACCCAAACTGTGAAGCTGTTCCTTTCCCCTGATGTGGAAATCCCCGCTGGTTGTAAAATCGTGGTGACACGGTTCAACGACCTTGAACGAAAGTTCACCTATTCTAAAAGCGGTGAAGCCGGGGTTTTCACCAACCACCAAGAAATCCAGCTTGAACCTTTTAAGGGGTATGCTTAATGGCAAAGTGGGGTAAATGCGATTTCAAGCAACTGGAACGGCTGAACAAGAATATGGAAAAGCTGATGGGCGCTGATTTGGATAAGTTCTGCCAAAAAGCGGCCAAAGAGCTTGCGGGACGGTTGCTGAACAAGGTTGTAAAGCGGACACCGGTTGTATATGGAACCTTGCGTGACGCATGGGCGGTAATGCCCGTGGGCCACCGTGGGAACCATTATACGGTTGTTGTGCTGAACAATCTTCAGTATGCGTCCTATGTTGAATACGGCCACCGGCAAGAGCCGGGGCGGTTCATTCCCGGTTATTGGGAAAGTGACCGCTTTGTTTATGATCCTGACGCTGAAGGCGGGATGGTGCTGAAGAAGAATTGGGTGAAAGGGCGCTATATGCTGACAATTTCCACACAAGAGTTGGAACAGCAAGCGCCCGCATTGCTGGAAAAAAAGCTATACAAGTTCCTGAAGGGGTGTTTCGATGCTTAATGAAATTATCAAAGGAATTTCAATGGCGCTGAACACCGCCTTTGGGGATGGGTATGAAATCTATCAGAACGATGTAAGGCAAGGCTTGAAAGAGCCTTGCTTTTTAATTGCCGTTCTGCAACCGGAAATCACGCCCATGCTTGGAAGGCGGTCTATCTGGCGGCACCCGTTTGATATTCAGTATTTCCCGACTGACCCCAGCAACAATGCTGAAATGTTCACCGTTGCGGAAACGATGATTGAAGCCCTGAACTTCATCACGCTTCCGGGCGGTGATCTTCTTCATGGAACCAGCGTGAATTATGAGGTTGTGGACAATGTTCTTCACTTCTTTGTGAACTTCAACTTGCCCATGATTCGGCCCGCTGATGAAACGATGATGGAAACCTTGGAAACCGAGGTTGGAACAGTTGGAGGGGATTAAAAATGCCTACGACCAAAACCAGAAAGCCCAAGACGGAGGAAGCGGCCCCGCCTGTTTCCAATGTCCCGGTTTTCACCAAAAGAAATATCCTGACCTTCAAGCGGTACGCCAACAGGCGTGATCTTCTGTCCGTTTTGCTGAAGGACGGGGAGGAATACACGATGGAGCAGGTGGACAGCTTGCTTCAAAACTTTTTCAAGAAAGGTAAGGTGAATTGATATGGCCCTTGGCGGCGGCACTTATTTGACGCAGAACAAGATTCTGCCCGGTGCATATATCAACTTCATTTCGGTTGCGAAAGCAAGCGCCACCCTCTCTGATCGTGGTATTGCGACCATTCCCCTTGAAATGAATTGGGGGCCTGAAGGTGAAGTGATCACCGTTGAACTTGGGGATTTCCAAAAGGATTCCCAAAAGATTTTCGGCTATGCGTACACGGCGGATGAACTGAAGCCCATGCGTGAGATTTTCAAGCACGCCCAAACGGTTCACTTCTTCCGCCTGAACGCTTCCGGCACCAAGGCCGCTTGTACCTATGCAACGGCCAAATACCCCGGCACCCGTGGCAATGATCTTCGCATTGTCATTGAGGAAAACGAAAACAGTCAGGCGGAAGCCAAACTGTATGATGTTTCCACCTTCCTTGGCACCGTCCAAGTGGATCAGCAGAAGGGCATTTCCGAAGCGGCTGACCTGAAGAACAATGATTATGTGGACTTCATCAGCACCGCCACCCTTGCCCTGACCGCCACCACACCCTTGACCAATGGAGCCAACGGGACTGTGGAGGATGCGACCTATCAGACCTATTTGGACAAGATGGAAGCCTATACCTTCAACGCTATGGGTTGCCCGGCCACCAAATCCACCTTGGCTGATCTGTTCGTGTCCTACTGCAAGCGCCTTCGGGATGAAGTGGGCAAGAAGTTTCAGGTGGTTACTTTCCGCAATCTGGCCGATTTTGAAGGCGTGGTGAGCGTGAAGAACGGTATTGTGGGCAACACCGAAAGCGCCGCCTTGGTTCCTTGGGCAACCGGTGTGGTTGCTGGAACCGCCGTGAACAAGTCTGCCACCAACATGACCTATGACGGCGAATATGAAGTTGATACCGACTACACCCAAACCGAACTGGAAAACGGGATTTTGGAAGGTTCCTTCATGTTCCACTTGGTTGATGATGAAGTCAGGGTGTTGGAGGATATTAACACCTTTGTTTCCGTGACGGATGAAAAATCCGCTGACTTTTCCAGCAACCAGACTATCAGGGTGTTGGATCAGATTGCCAATGATATTGCGGTGTTGTTTGGCACCAAGTACATTGGCAAGGTTCCCAACGATGCTTCCGGGCGGATCAGCTTGTGGAACGATATTGTGAAGCACCATCAGGAACTTCAGAATATCCGGGCCATTGAGAACTTCAACCCGGACAATGTGACGGTTGCCCAAGGCGACACCAAGAAGGCCGTTGTGGTAGCGGACTATGTTACCCCGGTCAACGCTATGGCCCAGCTTTACATGACCGTCTATGTTCAGTAAGAAAGGGGTGTAAACAATGGCAACTGTTATGCACGCCAAGGACGCTGTTTCCGCTTCTTTGGCTGAATGCTTTGTGACCATTGGGGACAACCGTTATAACTTCATGCAGGCTATCAACCTTGAAGCCAATTTCGAGAAGAACAAGACGAAAATCCCCATTTTGGGCAAGACCGGCAAGGGCAATAAATCTACCGGTTGGAGTGGTACGGGTTCCGCAACCTTCCACTACAACACTTCTATCTTCCGGCAGATGATGAAGCAGTACAAGGACACCGGCGAGGATGTCTATTTTGACATTCAAGTGACCAATGAAGATCCCACTTCTTCCGTGGGCCGTCAAACTGTGATCCTGAAGGATTGCAACATTGATGGCGGTATTCTTGCCAAGTTTGACGCTGATGCGGAATACTTGGATGAAGATATGGACTTCACCTTTGAGGACTTCGAGATGCCGGAAGCCTTCACCATGCTGGCGGGGATGGAGTAACACTGTCAAAACCCGCCCCATTTTGTTAATGTGGGCGGGTTTTTTCTTTTTTCAATTTCAAAATAGGAGGATTTTAGCAATGAGCCTTACTGCATTTCTGGCGAAAAACGCCCTGAAGGTTGAGAATGTGAAGTTTGTCCCTTCCAAGCGGTTTGTGGACGAAAACACCAAGAAGCCTATGGAATGGGAGATTCAGGCTATCACCGGCACCGAGGATGAAGCCCTTCGCAAATCCTGTGCCAAGCGGGTTCCCATTCCCGGCAAGAAGAACCAGTATCAGAAGGAAACTGATTATGATATGTACCTTGGGAAACTGGCCGTGGCCTGTACGGTGTTCCCTGACCTGAACAACAAGGAACTTCAGGACAGTTACAAGGTGATGGGCGCTGAAGCCCTTCTGAAAACCATGCTGACCCCCGGCGAATATGCGGACTATCTGCAAAAGGTTCAGGAGGTTTGCGGGTTTGAAACCACCCTTCAGGACGAGGTGGACGAGGCAAAAAACTAATTGAAGAAGGTGATAGTGAAGCGAATATTGCTTACTATTGCCTTCACGAACTGCATTTGACACCTTCCCAATTTTTCAACCTTGACCGTCAAGAACGGGCCTTTATCATTGCCGCTATTGATATTCGGGTTGAACGGGAAAAGAAGAAGCAAAAAGAAATTGAACGGAAACAACGCCGGGGCCGCAGGAAATAACCGCTGGCCCCGGTTTTCCTTTAGAAAGAAGGTGAACCCCTTTGGCAACCATCAAGACCGCTATTGCCCTGTATGATGGCGTAACAGCGCCCCTTCAGGCCATGCACAAGGCCATGAACATTGTGCTGAACAGCTTTGAAGCCATGCAACGGGCTTCCGGGAATTCGGTTGATGTTTCGTCCATTCAAGAAGCCCGTGAAGAACTGGCAAGAGCCGGGGCCGCCTTCGATTCCATTGAACAGAATATCCGGGACGCTGGCAACCAGCAAGACCGCTTTAACCGGAAGATCAAGGACGGCACCACCGCCGCTGATGGCCTTTGGAGCAAGCTGAAGGGTATTGCGGCCACGGTGGGCGGACTTGCGGCGGCAAAGAAAATCATTGGGATTTCTGACGATCTGGCAAGCACACGGGCAAGATTGAACCTGATTGTGGATGATGGCGGTTCAGTAACCGAACTGGAAAAGAAGATTATGGCTTCTGCCCAGCGTTCCCGATCCGCATATTTTGACACCGCTTCGGCCATTGCAAGTTTGGGTTCCAATGCCGGGGCCGCTTTCGCCAATACGGATGAAATCATTGCTTTCATGGAGCAGATCAATAAGAGCTTTATAATCGGGGGCGCTTCTGCCCAAGGCCAAGCCGCCGCAATGCTTCAGCTTACCCAAGCTATGGCCGCTGGTGCGTTGCGTGGTGAAGAATTGAATTCCATTTTGGAAAATGCCCCCGGAATTGCAAGAGCCATTGAAAGCTATATGGGCATTGCGGAAGGTTCTATCAAGTCTTATGCGGAACAGGGGTTGATCACCGCTGAAGTGGTGAAAAACGCTATGTTTGCGGCGGCTGATGAAACCAATGCCAAGTTTGAAAGTATGCCCAAGACTTGGGCGCAAATTTGGACTTCCATGCAGAACAAGGCCCTGTCTATTTTCAACCCTATTCTGACGAAAATCAATCAGATTGCCAACAGCGAACAGTTCACCAAAGTTACAGATGGGATCATCAACGGCTTGGCCGGGATTGCTACTGTGGCAACCGTGATCCTTGATTTGCTGATCAATGTGGCTTCCGTGGTGGTTGATAACTGGTCTTGGTTGTCCCCCATTATCCTTGGAGTAGCCGCCGCCCTTGGGGTGTACTATGGGCGGTTGCTTCTGGTAAGGGCCGCTGAATTGGCTTCGGCGGCTATTTCCGGGACTGTGGCGGTTGCCAAGGGCATTATGGCGGCGGCAACCATGTTGGTTACTGGTGCGACTTGGGCGCAAGTAACGGCCCAATACGGCCTGAATGCGGCCATGTATGCCTGTCCCTTGGTGTGGATCATCATTCTGATTATCGCCCTTGTAGCCCTGTTTTATGCGGCTGTGGCGGCGGTCAACCACTTTGCCGGAACCAGCGTTTCCGCCACGGGCATTATCTGTGGTGCATTTATGGCGGGGCTGGGGGTTCTCGGGCATATTTTTTTGGCC